TTGCAAATGTAGATCCCCCCTGCTTTTCTGAAGGGGATGAGATCGGAAAGGCTCCCCGCAAAAGTTCATTCCGCGTCACGCAAGCAACAGCTCGTGATGGGGTTTGTATCACCTGCACAAGGGGGTTCTACCGGTCAGTGCGAAAGTCGTAGAGGCAGAGGAACAAGACAGGCCCCATCGGCTATTGGGCTCATTGAGATAGCCGATGGACGTGAACACTTCAACGCTGAGGTGGCATCATGAGCCCTGCCGCCGTCAGCATACCCATTCCGCCAGCGCTCAGGGGTTGGACCCCCACGGTAAGCAACATCTTTCGCGCGGTCTACGAGCGGGCCAAATGGCAAGCGGTAAACCCCTTCCGCTACCGCAAGGCCGCGCCTGTCGAGCAGGCTGAGCCTCTGAAGCTGGAGAGGAAATGGGAGCGCATGCTGTTTGAGGCGGTCAGGCCCAGACTGCGCATCCTCAGCGACCTCGCCGCCGAGCTGCCCGAGCGCCCAAAGCACGGCCAGCTCATGCGAGCGGTCAAGGCCCTGGAGGCCAAGGGCCTGGTCCACCTGGACGAAAACGACGAGGGCGAATTCGTTATTTGCCGGAGCAGGGCGGGGGGGGCGATGGCCAGAGAGCTTGAGGTGGCATCATGAGCCCTGCCGCCACCAATCCTTCAAAGTGGCTCAATTATCGCCAGATTCAGGCTCTGTTTGAACTAGTTTCTGGATTGTCTTCATCAATTCGGGCGGTAGAGAGAGATGTTTTGCCATTTCCTTTATCGGGGCCTCGGCGGAGAGGCGGTGCTCCTCGGCCTCCTCGGGGAAAAGCGGCGCCAGGAAGCGTGAGCAAGCGTGGTGGTAGCCATGGCTGAGCACCGCGCGGGCTACCTCTGTCGGCATGTCGTAGGCCTTTGCCCAGGCCATTCCGGCGAGTTCCTTCATGCCTGCAATCTCCGCTCGTATCTGAAGCATCTGGCGAAGAAGTTCCTTCTCTCCTGGGTTGAGAAGCTCCCAGATTGGTGGTGCTTTAGGTGTGTCGCTCATCTGTCTCCTCCATTAGTTGTTGGGTTCAGTGGTGTTCCCAGGATAACTGGTGGAGGAGATTGCCTCAATGCTTGGCCGCCGGGGGTACAGACATGAGCGGCGCCCAGCAACAAACCCTCATCGCTGACCCCGCGGCCCAGGTCCGCAAGGTGCTGAATAAACTGCGCGCCTCGAAGGTCCTCACTGGCGAAGAATTGCAGGTTTTGGAAGATGCCCTAAAGCCCGAGCTGCAGCCGCCCACGCATCCGCGCCGTTTCAAGGACTGGCCTGTCATCGTTGGCGCCTGGTACTCGGAATATGAACAGGCCTGCGGCATTAGTTGCCCCCGGTTGACGGGCACCGAGGGGAGGATGTTGAAAAACGCGGCGACGCGCATCAACAACGTCTCGCGCTGCTGTGAGCTGATTAAGACCTTCTGGACTTGGCGGGCCAGTCTCGACTGGGATGTGCTGCCTCAGCCCAGCACGAAGGGCTTCCTCAAGAACATCTCCCGGGTGGCCGAGTACTTCGGCCAGCAAGAGCAGAAACGGAAGCGGAAAGAAGCCAAGCGGCGCGAGATGGAGCGCCTTGAGCAGCAATACGGATAAGGACGGAACATGACCGACTCTCAGACGTACAAGGACCTATCGGGCACACCGGGGCCAGTGGGGGACATGACAAAGCCGATCACTATTACGCCATTTTGGAAGAGCTGGGAGTTCTGGCTGGCCGCCATCGCCCTGGTTGCCGGCGGGCTGCTGGGAAGCGGCATCATCGGCCCGGACACCATCTTCGCCAAGCTGCTGGGCATGTTGGTACAGGCCCTGGCCGGCGTGGGCTACACCCTTGGCCGCTTTATCCGCAAGGCCGGCACGGCCCGCAAGGCGGGCACGCCTGGCGCCAAGCCGGGCTACAAGACCAGCGAGTTCTGGCAGGCAATGATCGCGGGCGGCCTCGGCCTGTTCCACATGACCGGGATGATGGAGGGGCTTGACCCCTTGCAGACCGCCATCGGTGGCATCCTGGCGCTGCTGCCTCCTGCCACCTACGCCATCGCCAACAAGAAGATCAAGGTGGCCGGCACCATGGCGGCGCTCATCGCCGCGTCCGTGGTCCTGTTTGGCTGCAAAGACGGCGTGCTGTTTATCAACAGCCTGGACCCGGTGACCGGCATCCTGGGGGTGGTAATCATCGCAGTGATTCTGGCCGCGGTGATTCTGTGGGGCAAGGCTCGCGGGGTCATTGCCCTGCTCATGCTCTTCTCGCTGACCTCTGCAACCGGCTGCACTGGCTGGCAGGCCGTTGCCGACGAGGGTCTGCTTTCGGCCTATGCGGGCCTGAAGGCCACCGCGCTGCAGGGGGAGAAGTTCTACCGGGAGGAGTGCCGCGCCGAAGCCATCAAGTGCCGGGATGCCAGGCGGGCGGCCGAGGCCATCACCTGTGGCGGAGAGGTTTTGAAGTTGAGCGGCGACCCGGCTGTAGAGGTCAACCGAGACAATGGGGTATGCGAACTCCGGCGTGAGATGGCCGTGGCCAACGCCAGGCTATGCCTGCCTCTGCGCAATTGTCACGACAAGCGGCGGAGCTTCGACGGCATCATGATCACTGGCCAGCTCGCGGTGTTGGAGGGCAAGACAGCCATCGCCCTGGGCGAGGCGGCTACCCGCTTACAACTGCCCGAGGTCATCGCAAAAGTGCTCAAGGTAATCGCGGACGGCAAGCGCCTCGTGGCTGCGGCGCAGGGAGTCAAGGGAGGTGCGAAGTGAGCCAGGACAAGAAGACCACGGGGCTGGACGAGCTGCTGAAGCTGGCCGTCAAGTGGGGCTCGATGGCCATAGACGCCATTGGCACCTTCATGAAGGCCCGGGCCAAGGGGCTGTCAGAAAAGGAAATCGAGGCGGAAATCGCCCGCATCAAGGGTCAAGAGGAGAAGGACATCAAGGACGACTGGGACGTCGTTAATAGCTGAGATCAACCCACGGGGAGCGCCCGGTGGTCGGTGGGTTTTCTACCTCCTTCCTGCAGGCCACCGGGCCATTTTTCGAGATGAAATATCAGAGTTCACTAACGGGCAGCATCTTTGTACACACCATCAAGGGTGAGGGAGAGCTGCCCATCACCCTGGCCGAAGCTATCGACGTCAAGACCGGCCAGGTACATCCCAAGATTCTGGCCCAGCTCAAGACGGGCACCGTGGACGAGATCAACATCGCCTTCGAGCGGACGCGGGTGCATCGCCACCTGACGCTGGATGAGGTGGAGAAGATGGCTGCCGCCGGCAAGGGGGAAGGTCGATGACGCAGCAGATCTGGATAACAGGGGCCCTGTTCGCGGTGGAGCTGGTGGTGGGGATCCTGATGGGTTTTGTGATGTTCGTGCTCCGGGACCTGCGCAAGCAGGTTTCCAGCATGGGCCTGGTATCGGAGAAGGTACGAGAGGAGATCAAGCGGGAGGTCCGGGAGATCCGCAAGGAGCTGCAGTCGGACCTGCAGCTATTCCGCAAGGAGACGCAGGAGGCAGACCACGCGCTGCAGCAGGAGATCCGCAGCATCTACGAGATGCTGCCGCAGAAGTATGTGTTGAAGGAAGAGAACAATCGGTCTTTCGATGCCGTCGGCAAGCAGCTCGACCAGGTCATTGCAGAGATGAAAGAGCTCCGGGCAGGGCTCCCGGCGCGCGTAGTTCAGGGGTAATCGTGATGGATGTTCGGAAAAGCGAGGTCTTGCTGCGAAGAGGGTGGATTCTCTGGATCGTCAAGAACAGCAGCGGGGAGACGTCCAGCGACAAGCTCATCCAGAAGATTCTCTTCAAGGCCGCCTATGAGGTGGAGATTGACGAGCTGCACGATGAGCTGCGCCTGTTGGCCAAGAGGGGCTACCTGGAGGTGAGTGATCCCGAGCTGGGCACCCCCTTTGAGATGCTGGTGGTGGAACTGACCAACAAGGGGCGGCAGCTTCTTTTCGGCGACCTGGAGGATGAGGCGGTCAGCTTCAGCCACAAGGACTAACACATGCCCGAGCGCCGCAAACACTTCGCCGTTGAGCGCCTCTCAAAAGAGGGGCAGGCGGTGGTGCGGCGCGGCTTCGATAACAACTGGACCCTGAAATACACCCAGGAGGCGCTGCAGGGCGCTACAGGCGAGGCTATTAATACTTCCAGCCTTCACAACTTCTGGAAGTGGTTGAAAGTCCAGCAGCGTATCGCACGCAGCAAGCAGACCGCCGACGCGGCCATGGCCATGGTGTGCGCCGATGTCGACGGCCGAGCGGCCCAGGTAATCAACCTCAGACTGCAAGAGCTCCTACTGGAGAAGGAAGACCTCCTGGGAGACGCGGAAATTCTGGACATCCTGGAGCAGTTCAAGGCGATGCAGAAACTCGCCATCGCCCACAAGAAGACCGAGTTGGCCGAGCGAGAGGTAGCAGCCGACGAGGTGAAGGCCCTTGCCGCCATGAAGATGGCGGATGCGGCGCTGCTGTCGGCCCGGGCGCGCATCAAGGCCATGGAGGATAAAGCCCGCGCGGTGGTTGAGAAGCTGGAGAAGGCCGAGAAGAAGATGGAGTCCGGGCGCAGCCTGACCCAGGAGGAGCTGAAGGATATTCGGGAGCAGGTGTTCGGTTTCGTGGACACGTCCGATGACGCCGAGGTGGCTCATGCCTAAAGCCTCGGCCATTACGATGTTGCCGTACCAGCAGCGCTGGATTGACGACAAGAGCCGCTTCAAGATCGCCAACAAGGCAAGGCAAATCGGCTACACCTTCGGGTCCACCTACGAGCTGGTGGAGGCCTGCCTGAGCAAACCAATGGTGCCCTGGTATTACCTGAGCACCGGCGAACGCCAGGCCATCGAGGCCATCGAGACCGCCCAGAAACATGCTGCCGCCTTCAAGGCTGCCACCAGATTGATCGCCGAGGACTTCACCTGGGAGGGGGAGCGTTTCAAGTCGTTGAAGCTGGAGTTCCCCAACGGCAGCAAGATGGTGGGGCTCCCGGCCAACCCGCGCACCGCCCGGGGCAGCTCCGGCAACCTGGTGCTGGATGAGTTCGCCCACCACCGGGACCCCCGGGGCATCTGGCGGGCCATCGCGCCGCTGATCACCCGCGGCTTCAGGGTGCTGGCGCTGTCCACGCCCAACGGCAAGCAGGGCAAGTATTACGAGTTGTGGACCCACGGCAAGCGGTGGTCACGCCATCAGGTGGATATCTATCAGGCCAAGAAGGAAGGTCTGAACGTGGATATCGAGGAGTTGCGGGAGTTCGTGGGTAACGACGACGACTGGGCCCAGGAGTACTGCTGTAAATTCCTGGACGAGGCCCACGCCTGGATCACCTACGACCTGCTGGACGCGGCCGAGGACCCCGGTGCATCCTTGGCGCTACCGCCTAGCTTCAAGCCCGAGGGGGCGTGCTTTTTGGGCTACGACGTGGGCCGCAAGCGCGACCTGTCCGTACTCTGGCTCAAGGAGCTAATCGCTGACGTCTTCTGGACCCGGATGGTCAAGGTGATGCACAAGGCCCCCTTCCGGGACCAGCTCGACGCGGTGGATGCGGTGATGCCCTTCGTGCGCCGCGCCTGCATAGACGCCACCGGCATGGGCCTGCCCGTGTCCGAGGAAGCCCAGCGTCGCTGGGGTATCGCCCGGGTTGAGGCGGTCAACTTCACCTCGTCCACCAAAGAGGATATGGCAACCAACATGCGGGCGATCTATGAGGACCGCCGCGTCCGCAACCCCTACGATGCCGAGCTGCGCGCCGACGTCCATTCGGTCCGGCGCGTGGTCACCTCCGCCGGTAACTTCCGCTTTGACGCGGACCGCTCCGACGCCGGCCACGCGGACCGCTTCTGGGCGGGGGCCCTGGCGCTGCATGCGTCCACGGCCGCGGTGGCGCCGTTCACCTATGAGCGGGTGGTGACGATGCGCTCGGCCTCACTGTTCTCCCCAGACCTGGACGAAGACGACGATGAACCGGGCTCGATGATGGGCAGCTTTGACCAGGGGGTGGTGTTCTGATGGCCTTCCGCTGGAAATTCTGGCAGCGCATCAAGGATGAGCCGCCCCCGGCCGCGCCGGAGCAGGGCGTCTTCATCTCTGGTAACCGGGATGATCTGCAGCGAGACCTGACCGCGGCCATGCTTTCCCCAGCTCAGCTAGGGGTGATCCTGCGAGAGGCCGAGGCCGGCGATATCCGGCGCCAGTGCGAGGCGTTCGAGTACTTCGAGACCGATCCTCACATCTACTCGGTGCTGGGCAAGCGGAAGCGCGCGGCCGCAAGCAAGTCGCTGCAGCTTACCCCCAGCGCGGACGACGCCCAGGGCAAGGCCGCGGTGGATCTCTGCGAGGAGTTGATCGCGGGTATCGAGAACTGGGATGAGGCGCTCTACGATCTGTACGACGCCGTCGGTAAAGGGTTCGCAGCCAGTCAGATCGTGTGGGTGCCCTCTGATGACCGCGTCACTGTGCCCCGGCTGGCCTGGTGGCCTCAACGCGAGTTCACGGTAGACGAGGACGACCCCGAAACCCTGCGCGTCCTGACGGCCGACGACAACACAGATGGTGAGCCCCTGCAGCTCTGGCAGTGGATCGTGCACAAGTACAAGGCGCGGAGCGCGACCCTGGCCACGGCCGGGTTGCTGCGCGTGATTGCCTGGTTCTACGTGTTCAAACACTTCGCGGTCAAAGACTGGGTCATCTTCAGTGAGGCCTACGGGATGCCGCGGCGCATCGGCAAGTATCCACAGGGCGCCGGTGACGAAGAGAAGCGGGTGGTGGCCTATGCGGTCAAGTCCCTGGGCAAGGACGGGGCAGCCATCATCCCAGAGGGTGCCGAGCTGGCCTTTCTGGAGGCTGCACAAAAGGGCCAGTCGCCCTTTGCAGAGCTGGCCAAGTTCTGCAACGCGGAGATCTCCAAGGCGGTACTGGGCCAGACCTTGACCACCGAGGCCGGCGACAAGGGCGCCAGGTCCTTGGGAGAGGTTCACGAGCGGGTGGAGCAGGACCTAATGGAGGGGGACTGCAAGGGCATGGCCAGGACGCTGCGCAGCCAGCTCCTGCGGCCCATGGTGGGCTTCAATATGAGCTGGGATGCTCCGGTGCCGTATGCGGAGTTTCTCATCGAAGAGGACGAGGACCTGCTGCAGCGTGCCGAGCGGGACAAGATCCTGGCGGTGGACATGGGCTTACCCATGAGTGTTTCCCATCTGCGCGGGAAGTATGACTCGCCAGAGCCCAAGGACGAGAAAGACACGCTGGTGGTGCCCAGCGGCAAGGGTGCAGCCACAGACGCGCGGTCAATTTCGCCTGAATTACAGCGGCTGATCGCACTGACCGAGGAAAAAAAAAGCTCACTGACCTGGGCGACATAGATCAAATCATCGAGCGCGCGGTGCGCCGCTCGATTGGAGAGAGCGAGGCATTCAATGAGGCAATTCTTCAGCACCTGGGAGAGGTCGAGGAAATGACGAGGGCGCGCGATACGCTCTTCGCCGTCCTCCTGGTTACCGCCGGGGCGGGCCTCCAGGAGGTGGTGGCCGAGGAGCTCCTCGTGGCTGACCTGGCTGGACGCTTTGAGGTCGCCATCTCCGATCAGGGCGTAGAGCTCGCCGAGGCAACCTGGGTGGACCTGCCGCCCAAGGAGGCCATCTCCTACTTCCGCAAGAAGAAGATCATGACCAACCGGGAGTTTCGTGAGCTGGAGGACGCCTACAAGGCCCGGGGCTTCACAGTTGCCGGGTTGAAGAATCGCTACGCCATCGACCGGACCCATGCTTTGCTCTCCGAGGCCATTGAGACAGGCACCACCAGGCGGGACTTCATCAAGAAGATGGGCGCCCAGTTTAAGAAGTGGGGCCTGGATGGTCTGGGTAAGCACCACCTGGAGACCATCTTTGACACCAACGTGTTGAACGCCTACGCAGCCGGCCGCTATGCCCAGATGAGCCGCCCAGGCGTGCTCAAGGCGCGGCCCTTTTGGCAGTATAAGACCGCCGGGGATGGCAACGTCCGCCGGACGCACAAGGCGATGAATCGCCGAGTGTTCCCGGCGAGTAGCCCGGTATGGGAGACCTGGTATCCACCCAACGGCTACCGCTGCCGCTGTGGTGTGTTTTCACTGGCCAAGGATGACGTGGAGAATGAGGGTCTGAAGGTGGAGGAAGACGCTCCGCGCCAGGCAGAGGTGGACGGGCTTGTGGTGCAAGTCCTGCCGGACCAAGGCTTTGGTGGCAGCCCAAGGACGCAAGCCCGAGCAGACGCCGTTGTTGCGCGCATGCGCAAGCAGGTGCGGCGCCATCGGTCGCTGAGCGCGCCGGAGCTCACGCGGGTGAAGCTGCCCAAGAGTAAGGCGTCGAGGACGCAGCCAGCCCGGCCGCCGGTGTTCAGCTCAGCCGGCGATCTGCTACGCGTCGAAGACCTGCGACGCAATGCCAAGGTGGATCGGTTGGCGGGATTGACTCGCCAGCAGGTCATAGAAAAGGCCGAGGGTGACTACTTCTTCAACGTCTACCCAAAGGGTCTCCTGGACAAAGTACCAAAGGGTGAGACCTGGGTGGAGGTGAGCCTCTACAGCCAGAACCTGGACACGGCTGAGCAGCTCGTCAGGAGGCTCGCGGGAGTGCAGGGGATGGGGCATCTGGTGGACCAGATAAAAGTGGCCAGCCGCGCGAGTTATGGGCGCTACAACCCAGGCAAGTGGCCCGATCCAGAGGTCCCCTACGACAAAGCCATTGGCAAAGCCTTGAAGGTTGCTGCAGGGGACGAGTTCGTGCGGTCCACGGAGACGGTGTTGCGCTTCGTCTGCAAGAACGATGAAGAGCTGGACGCGGCCAGGCACGTCGCCATCCAGGCGGAAAAGGGCCACGGCCACGCCGTGCGCCGAGCCTGGGGTGTCGCAGACATTCGCGTGCGAGGGGAAGCGAAAGAGGGGCAGGGCTTTTCAGGCGCGGTCCTCAATCGGCGGAAGTTGGGGAGCGGTGAGCAGGTGGTGCTGGACACGGCGAAGCGGCCGGGATGGCAGCACGAAGAGGTTCAAGTAAACGACAGGCTCGCGGGCCTGCTGGATTAAGGGAAGCGGCGATAGATGAACTGGGAATCAGGATGGTCGCTATGAACAAAGGCACGATCGAGCAGCAGAAACGCCGCGTCTTCGTGACGAACGTACTCGTAGCCGCTGTGCTGCTTTTGCTCCAGGTCCAGCTTGCGGGAGCATGGCCGGCAGAGCAGCCGGATGGGGGAGGTGGTGAGGCGCCCCGCGCCCTGGGCGTTTCCGCTGAGCTGCAGGACGATTTGATCGCCACATCCGATGCAAGTGTCAGTCGCCATGACTCAGAAGGTGACGGCAGAGACGCGCCACGTCAACCCCCCTTGCTGCCGTTTGCGTTCTTTGGCCTCGCTGTGGCGGCCCGAAGAGAAGATGGCACCGGGGCGTTTCCTATGCGGCTAACGCCTGTTGAGGTGCACTGCGCAGAGGCGGAAGGGCCTGCTATAAAGTGGATTCAAATCGCTGTTGAAGGCACTTGGAAAGGTCACCCCAGTGCACCCTCATTCAAGTTCGATCAGACGGTGTTTGACCAGATCATCCTCAACTTCGAGGCCAAGCTCACCGACACCGTGGTGGACTACGAACACGCCAGCCGCTTTTTGGGCGAGGAGGCTCCGGCCGCGGGCTGGATCAAGTTGCTTGAGGTTCGCAAGGTCTCCAACAAGCTGGCCTTGTTCGCGCAGGTGGAGTGGAACGAGAAGGCGGCCGAGTACATCCGCAAGCGGGAGTACAAGTACGTCAGCCCGACGGTCATCTGGAACAGCGTTGACCCCAGGTCTGGTCAGTTGCGCGGGGCCTACCTGCACAGCCTGGCCCTGACCAATACCCCATTTTTAGAAGAACTCCCGGAGGTTTCGCTCAAGCGCGATGCAGCCGGACAAACTGAACATCTGGAGGAAGGGAACATGGAAGAGTATCTGAAGGCAATCGCGCTGAAGTTGGGCCTGAAAGAGGACGCCGAGCCCCAGGCCGTGGTGGACGCGGTGGGGGAGCTGCACACCCTCAGCGCGCAGCGCGGGACAGACCTCAAGGCCGTTTACACCCGGCTCGACCTGGGCGAGGACGCGACGTCCGAGCAGGCCGTGGCCCAGGTGGTCTCGATGAAGAGGCCGGTGGGCGAGGTGGACGCGGCCCGGCTGCAGGCCGTGGAGACGGAGCTGGCCGAACAGAAGGCCGACAAGGTGGTGGCGAGGGCCCAGAAGGCGGGCAAGCTCACTGCCGCCAAGGAGCAGGTGGACTGGTTCCGCGGGTACGCCATGAAGGACCCAGAGGCGGCCGAGGCCTGGCTCAAGCACGCGCCGCAGGCTGTGCCGGTGGAGGAGAGGAAGCGGGCCAAGGGCACCAAGTCCAAGGACGCTCCACTGACCCCCGAGGAGGTCACCTACTGCAAGCAGATGGACCTCACCGAGGAGGAGTTCAGGAAGTACAACAGCGAGGACGAGATCGAGGGCTGAGGGCTTCTCCTGGCGCGGGTGGACGTCCGCGTCAGTGAGGCCCAGAGGCAACTCGGACACGATGAGGAGAGGACAATGACTGTAACAACCGTTGATATCAACACCCCGCAAGAGAAGGGAGAGGTCGCCCCTCTGCCCGTCGCGGCCCTTGAAACCATTCTGCTGGGCACCCTGGTATGCACCGGCGCCGACGGCTACCTGGTGGACGGCGAGGACGATGCCGACCTGCAGTTCGAGGGCGTCTCCGCCGAGGGCGTGGACAACTCCGAGGGCGCCGATGGCGATCTGGACTGCAAGGTCTACAAGACCTTCGTCCACGAGTTCGCCTGTTCCGGCCTGGCCGAGACCGATGTCGGGTGCGACCTGTACATGCTGGACAACCGGACGGTCACCAAGACCCCCACCAGCCAGTACGTGGGCAAGTTGGACCACTACGAGAGCGCCACCGTGGCGCCCTTGGACATCCGCCCGGCCCTGCGCATGGCGGCCGATCATGCCAACCAGGGCGGCATTCAAGACCTGCCGCTGGCCGCCACAGAGAGCATCGACGATGGGGACCTGGTGGTCTTCAATCCGGCCGGCTATCTGGCCCAGGGTGCCAACACCCGCGGCTACCGGTTCGGCGGCATCGCCCGCGAGGACGCCGACAATTCGGCCGGTGCCGACGGCGCCATCGACTGCCAGGTGGACCAGGCCGAGCTGCAGCAGTTGACCTGCTCGGGCCTCACCCAGGAGGACGAGGGCAAGCCGGTCTGGTTGGCCACGGCCACCACCATCACCACCACCCCCGGCAACGTCTTTGTGGGCATCATCCGCAAGGTCGTCTCCGCCACCGTGGCGGAGGTGGACATCAGCGTCGCCATCAGCGGCAAGAAACATCCGAACATCCTGGACTTCGGCGTAGCCGAGGCCAAGTCGGTAACGGCTGGCTACATCGGAGCCACGGACGCGGACGGCTACCTGGTGGAGGCTGACGACAGCGACGCCATAGTGGTCCAGGGTATCATCCTGGAGACCGAGGATAACTCGCTCGGCGTGGACGGCGACCTCACCGTGCGGGTGTTCCGTGGGGGCATCTGGGAGTTCACCGCGGCCGGCCTGGCCGCCGCGGATGGCGGCAAGCCGGTGTTCGTGGGCAGCGACGCCAAGACGGTCACCACCACCCCGGGCAACCTCTACGTGGGCATCCTGCCCCGCTACACCTCGGCCACCAAGGCCCAAGTGGCGGTCACCGAGGAGGGCTACCTGGGCAGCGGCCGGCTATTCACCATCCCCTTTCTGTACAACGGGGCGGTGGGTGCCGTAGGCGTCAAGGCTCACCCCGAGGACATGGAGTTCGAGCGGAAGTATCTGCCGCTCCGCGGTTTCGCTGGCTGCGACGTCGCGCCGGGTGGGGCCTACTTCTGCACCATCGAGCTGGATGATGGCACCACGCAGTACGCCATCGTCATCACCGGCTCGGCCACCAAGGGCGAGAACAAGACGCCGGGCACCACCCCGATGAAGGCCGGCACGGACACCGATGTGACCCTGGTGGATGACCACGCCTCTGGAGCTACCGACACGGTCTTCGGCTGGATCCTCTGCCGGGAGCTGTAGGGGCAACAAAGGGAGGGGAGTTGTTGAGCAGTAATCAACCAGTCCGCTGAGGGCTGTGACAAGGAGCAGAAAATGGGAAGCGGAATCGTAACAGGGGCCCAACTGGCGGCGGCAGCCAAGACCTTTCGGGCCTTGTTTCACAAGACCATGGCCGAGAGCGAGAGCGAGGTCAAAGCTTTCGTGGCCCTGTTGACCATGCTGGTCAACTCCAAGGGCAAGATCGAGAGCCATAACTGGATGGGCGACGTGCCCATGCCCGAGGAGTGGAGGGGTGACCGGAAGCTGCAGCGGCTGGGTGTCTACCACTACGACCTGCGGAACCTGAAGTGGGCCAACGGCATCGTGGTGGACGGCGACGACATCGAGGATGACAACCTCGGCATCGTCAGGCCCCGCATCATGACCATGGCCAGCAAGTTCACCGCCCACGAGAAGTACCTGCTGACCCAGGCCATCATGAACGGCGCGGTCAACGACTGCTACGACGAGAAGAAATTCTTCGCAGGCGACCACGAGGAAGGCAAGAGTGGGGCGCAATCCAACAAGTTCAACCTGAGCTTGACCGCCACCAACTTCCGCACGGTGCGCGCCGCCATGATGGAACTCAAGAACGACCAGGGCGTCAACATGGGCGTCAAACCGTCGCACCTGATCTGCTGCACTTCCCAGGAGGGGCCGGGCGAGGACATCCTGGTGGCCGAGCGGGACGCCAACGGCAAGACCAACACCAACCGCGGCAAGTGCAAGATCATCACCCTGGCAGGCACGGGTTCCAGCACCTTCTGGATGCTGGCTGACCTGACCCAGCCGGTGAAGCCGTTCATCAAGCAGGTGCGGCGCAAGGTGCTCTTCCGGGCGCAGGACCAGCCCAACGCGGAAGGCGTGTTCATGCGGGACGAGTACAAGTTCGGCGCGGACGGCCGGTACGTCATCGGCTACGGCCTCTGGCAGTACGCGGCGCTGGGCAAGGCCTAGAGCCCACGCGAGGCGAGGCGCTTATTCCCCTCGTCAGGCCGCCCGGGTATCCCTCCCGGTCCGGGCGGTCACCATCAGGGAGGACGAGACGGAGATGGCGTACTGCACGCGCAGTGACATCGTGAAGGTGATGGAGGCTGAGCTCATCATTCAGCTTACCGATGTCGAGGAGCTGGCTACAACCTTGATGGACCTGGAGCAGGCGATCTTGGATAACCCAAAGATCGGTACTCGCATCCAGGCTCACATCGACGATGCAGACTCCACGATCGACAGCGACATCCGCGTGAAGTACTCCGTGCCGCTTTCCCCTGTGCCCAAGTTCATTAGGAAGTGCTCGGTGGACCTGGCGCGTCATGGCCTGCACACCAGGAAAGAGCACTCCATCGGTATTCCTGAAGGCGTCCGTGACCGCTACAAGGCTGCCATGGTCGCCCTGAAGGAAATCCGCAAGGGGGAGCGGGACCTGGGGGTGGAGCCACCCCCGGCAAAAAGCTCAGCCGTGGTGGCCGACACGGATGGCCCTGAGCGGAAGTTCACCACCGATACGCTGAAGGATTTTTAATGGCGGGCGCGAGCATAGAAATCAACAGCACGGACCTGCGGCGGTGGCTGCAGCGGGCGGCTGACTCTGCCCGGAACATGCTGCCGGCCTGGCAGCAGGTGGGTGAGCACATGCTGCGCTCCACGGATAAAAACTTCGACGCCGAGGGCCGCCCGGATCGATGGAAGCCCCTGTCGCGCCAAACCTGGATATCCCGTGCGGGTGGCCGTCGCAAGTCGTTTACGAAGAGGGGCAAGACTAGCGCCCGGCTCAGGCGCACCGTGGACCGGGGCAAGATCCTGACCCGGTCTGCCCGCTTTCGCCGCAGCGTGACCTACGCGGCCACTAATCGTGGAGTGAAGTGGGGCAGCAACCTGATCTACGCGGCCATTCAGCATTTCGGTGGCAAGGCGGGCAGGGGCAAGAAGGTCACCATCCCGGCCCGGCCCGTCTTTGTTCTGCTGCGCCAGGACATGAAATCCATCGCGCGCATCATCAAGTGGCACATCTTCCACGAGGGGCTCAGATGAGCCACTACGGGACAACCCCCAGCGAGGTGGTGGACGCCATCATCACGGCCCTGGAACTGTTCAAGAAGGGACCGGCCAACCCCGACGGCGCGGTCAAGTCGGTGGAGCGCATCGAGGATGATCACCTGGAGTCACAGCTAGGCATAAAGATCCGTTCGTCCTTCGTCGCGGCGCTGGCTAGCGTGGCCGGAGTGGGCTGAGCGTGCCGCAGGCGGGTGTGGTTGGGGTGGCGGCTCTGATACGCTGTCCTG